TGATTCGAACGACACCATTTTAGAATGGGGTTCGGAAGAATTTTCAATACCATATAAATCTCCGGTAGATAACCGTGTTCACCGTTATTTTCCCGATTTTTACGTGAAAGTTAGACAAAAAGATGATATAATCCGAGTAATGATTATTGAAGTAAAACCAGCAAAACAGACTAAACCACCTGAGAAAAAGCAAAAAGTCACAAAACAATACATCCAAGAAGTGGTTACTTGGGGTATCAATGAAGCAAAATGGAAAGCAGCGGCCGAGTTTTGTCTCGACCGTGGTTGGGCTTTCAAAGTATTAACAGAGTATGATTTAGGATTAAAATGATTAGACTACATGTGTTGTCGATACCACATACAGCATCGACAAAAGAGTATACGGTTTGTGCCTTTACTCAAAAAGTGATAAACTTTTGTAAAATGTATAAAGACATGGGAATGCATGTCATACACTATGGTCGTGAAGATTCTGATGTTATTTGTGATGAACATGTAACTGTCACAACACGGGCTTTAAACGAGAAAGTTTATGGTATATATGATTGGAAAAATCAAGGTCTAAAATACAATCAGGAAGATGAAGTTTTCAAAACCTTTAATGATAATTGTATCATAGAGATTGAAAAGAGAAAGCAACCGCACGATATTATACTCTGCTTTTTCGGTGTAGCACAAAAGCCTGTGTGTGATGCACATTCAGATTTACTTTGTGTTGAGCCGTCAATTGGTTATCCATCATCTTTTGCACCATACAAAGTGTATGAGTCTTACGCTGTGATGCACGGGCTTCAAGGTCCAGATAAAGTATCAAATGCAGAATATAAATTCTATGACCCGGCTATTCCTTCCGGTTTCGACCTCACTGAATTTGAATTCAATGATAAAAAAGAAGATTATTTTTTAATGTGTGGTCGTTTGGTCTGGTCAAAAGGTGTTGATATTGCATCTCAAGTCTGCGAACAACTTGGTGTCAAGTTGGTGTTGGCGGGTACGAGTTATGGTCCAAGTGATTGTCATGTTGGTGATACGTGGCCTGCTCACGTTGAATATGTTGGCTACGCTGACGTTGAGACACGCAAAAAACTAATGGCTGGCGCTAAAGGTCTATTCTGTCCAACAATCTATAATGAACCTTTTGGTTACGTAGCAATTGAAGCAATGCTATCAGGCACGCCTGTGATTACTGTTGATTGGGGTGCATTCACAGAGACTGTTCAGCACGGAGTTACTGGTTTCCGTTGTCGTACATTTGAACAGTTTGTTTGGGCTGCCAAGAACATCGATACAATTTCTCCATATGCGTGTCGTGATTGGGCTGAGAAAAACTACAATTTCAAAAAGATTGGTTCAATGTACAAAGAATACTTTGAATCTATCATCAATGTGTCTAAAGGCTCTGGCTGGTACACAAAAAATGATGACCGTAGAGAGTTGGAATGGCTTACGAAAACACAACCAATTCAACCAAAAACATTCAAACAGATTTTGAATCAGTACAACAGAATCAAAGAAGGTAAGATTCATTTCTTACAAATTGGTGCCATGGACGGCGTGAAACATGATGATTTGTATCCATACGTAATGAGTTATGATTGGAATGGTGTTCTTGTTGAACCACTTCCTGATATGTTCGAAAAGCTGGTTGACAATTATTCACTCAAAGACGGTCTAAAGTTTGAAAATTCTGCTATTGCAAACACAGAAACTGTTACAATGTATCGTGTACCACCAGAAAAAGTTGGAATTGATGGAGTTCCTGAATGGGCAGACGGATGCTCTACAATGGTGCCAAAGTCTCATATTGAAGATATTGTTCCTCTTATGGTGGAGCAGGAAGTACAAGGTATCACAATACGTAAACTTTATGAAAAATATGGTGATAAATTCGACTTTATACAAGTTGATGCTGAAGGTTATGACTATGAAATATTCAGACAGTTTTTGGAGAACGGATTTCGTGTTGACCTTTTAAAAATAGAGATTGCACACATCACATACACTAAAGCAGTATGGATGCGTTGGGCACTTGAACAAGGTGGTTATAAAACTCTAATCGACGGATACGATTTAATAGCTTACCGATTCTAGTATAAATACTAGATGGCTTCAACACTTACTCAACTAGCACAACAAAAAACGGCTCTGGAACAAGAATTCTTGTCCAGAAAATCTGTCGCATGGCTACAGGACCAGATAAAAGACCTGAAAGCGCCTATCAAACTTGCTAGAGAAATTGCTAAAGAAAAGAGCCGTCAGAGTGGACAATTTAAAATGGGTGGTCTATATCATTTTTTCTATGACCCATTGACAAAGGCTGATTTGCCTTACTATGATATATTTCCTTTGGTAATTCCACTTAAACGTGATGCTGAAGGTTTTATAGGCCTAAACTTGCACTACTTGCCACCAAGATATCGTGCAATTTTTATGGACAAATTGATGAATTTTGCTATTACAAATGATAATGATGAACCTAAACGTATTCGTATAACCTATGATATCTTGACTGCTACGAAAAACTTTAAAGAGTTTAGGCCATGTTTGAAACGATATTTGAATAGTCACGTAAAATCTAAGATTCTAACTATTCAACCACCAGAGTGGGAGACAGCACTATTTCTTCCCACAGCCGTTTTCAAAGGTGCACCGATTTCTAAAGTTCATGCTGAATCGGTGGCCAAAATACAAAGTAGGACATACTAATGGCAGGATCAATAGACGATTTCAAAGCAAGTTTCAATACAGACTTAGCCCGTCCGAGTAGGTTTGACGTTGATATTCCTATTCCCATTGGTCTTTTACCATATCGAGGAATAGCAAGAACATTATCAATGCGTTGCGAAAATGCGGAACTTCCTGGACGTTCAATCTCTACAACAACGATGAAAATTTATGGTGTAGAAGAAAAGTTTCCATATCAAACATCATATAACGATATGAGTTTGACATTCATAGTTGGTGATGACATGGCGGAGAAAAAGTTCTTTGATGCATGGCTGAATTGGATTAATCCAACAATCAACTACAATCTGAAGTATAAAGCCGACTATGCTGTTGCAATGACGGTTAATCAATATGATTTGAAAAATCAAATTTCGTATGGTGTTGTTCTGCTAGATGCATTTCCAATTGCAGTAAATCAACTGGACTTGGATTGGTCATCTGACGGACACCATAAACTTACTGTAACATTCGCATACACAAGCTGGAGAAATAATTCAATTGAAGCATTGGGAATGGAATTGCTTGAAACAACTATTGCAAATTCATTATTCAATTCAAGCATTCTAACAGAATCATTGCTAGGCAAAGATGTGACACCACAAAACGTAGGTCTTGGAGCAATAGGTCAAATTACGAGAGAAGAATTTGAAGCATTTAATACAAACAAATAATTGAGGATATAAATTATGGCTTTACCAAAAATCGATACACCGATTTATGACTTGGAGTTACCGTTATCAAAAAAGAAAATTCGTTTTCGTCCTTTCCTAGTGAAAGAGCAAAAGAATCTTCTAATGGCAATGGAATCTGGAGACAGAGAATCGATTGAACAAAATGTAAAACAGGTTCTAAACAACTGTACAGTTACAGAAGGAATCGATATCGAAAAACTTCCAGTTATCGATATTGAATATTACTTTCTACAACTTCGTGCAAGGTCTGTTGGAGAAGTTGTTGAGAACAAGTACCGTTGTGATAACACAGTTGATGAAAAAGTTTGTGGCAACATTATGGAAACATCACTGAATCTACTTGATATCAAAGTTGATGGTGTTGTTGAAGGTAAAGATGTTATTGAACTTACCGACACAATCTCAATCAAACTGAAGTATCCAGAATTTTCTGTGCTGAATAAACTATCGAAACTCACAAGTGTTTCTGATATTGCATTTGAAATGATTGCAGAATCTGTAGAATACATCTATGATGGCGAACAGTTTTACTATGCAAAAGAAGTTGAGAAAAAAGAGATTGTTGAATTCATTGAGTCTTTGAATCATCAACAGTTTGGAAAGATTGAAGATTTTTTTGCTAATCTTCCAAAGATTGAAAAGACTATTGAAATGAA